TAGGAAAGAAGATTGCTAGAGAAGGATGGAATGGTAAAGGAATGTTTGTTTACTATATACCTGAAAATAAATATCCTTTTTCTACAGAAATTGGAAAATCTCTTGCAGATGAAGAAGGTAAGTAAGTTATAATGCTTACCTAGCTATTAAAAATGTAAATGGTACAGTTAGTACATGGGTTCCAAGTATTAACGATGTTCTTGCAGAAGATTGGTTAGTTGTAGAATAATGATAAACTTCCTTCTATATACAGTGTTAGTGTTAGCTACCGCAGTAGCTAATGCTTTCATAGATAATTATTTAATAAAGAAGAAATGGGGTAAGGTTAAAAGTCTTAATCATAATTCACGTACAGTTATTAGGATGTGTATATTTACTTTGGGAATTGTTTTTATTTTTGGAGAAAGTGGAGAAATTTATAACTCTCTTTGGGAATTTCTTAAAAGTTTATTTAAACCTTTCCTCATAGGTCTTTACAGTTTCTTCTTATTTAATATTGTATTTGATCTTTTACTAAACAAGCTTAGAGGTCTTCCTTGGTATTATGATGGTAAGGATGCTATTACAGATAGATTATCTGGAGTGTTTAATGAAGATGTTAATGAGTTTATAGCTTGTATTGAATTAGGAATTAAGTTACTTCTTACAATAATCTTAGCATTATGGATATTAGCAATATAGCTTTAGGTTTCTTAAATGCTACTAGACATGAGTTTGGTGTATCTAATCCTATGGTAGAGGAAGTTGCACAAGAGAGATATATTATGTGTCTTAATTGTCCGTTGATTTCTGATAATAAACTTAGATGTGATAAGAATAAAGAAGGAGCTGTGGTAAAAGATTTTATGTATGAAGGTGTTCTTAGAAAGAAAGGTCAAATAGAACCAGGATGTAACTGCTGGTTGGGATGGAAGACGAGGTCAGAAGCACACTGTGGTTTAGGTAAATGGTAATTATATGGCTATTAAAAAAGAATATTGTAACGAAAAATGTATTAAGGAAACATCTGATGAGTTGATGATTCCCAGCATGTTAGTTAAAAAGATTGAAAAACATTGGCAATTGTTCACTAAAAAGAAAATAGAAAGTGGTACATTTGAGAATATTAGGATACCTTATCTTGTTAAGTTTGAATTTGTAGAAGCTAAAGCAAGGTGGATGGAGATTAATAAGTCATTAAAACAGTAATCACACTTAAATAAATAATAATGAAACCTACACAAAATTACGTGGTATTAGAAATGCCAAGATTTGAAGAGAAGACCCCTTCTGGAGTATTAAAAGGAGAGGAAACTGTTAAAGAGGAGATGAAGATCCTTGATAAACTAAAACTTAAAGTATTAGCTGTAGGTCCTGGTTGCGTTTCAGTTTCAGTAGGAGATAAGATAGCTATTGAAAGACATGCGTTTACAATGTGTACAGATGTAGATTTTGAAGGTGTACCTTCCATGTGTCTTAGAGAAACTTCTATAATTGGTGTTTATTAATACTTATGGAGTTATTCAAATTAAATGAAGATTTCTTAGTAGATATAAATAAAGAATGGATTCAGTTACATGAAGCATTCAAAAAGGTTTACTTAAGAGATAAAGGTAATAACTCCAATCACTATAAAGGTAGATTTAAGTTTCAAGCTCAAAAGGAGTTTACTTACATCTACCTTTTATGTGACTATAGATCTAATCTAACTCAATACTCTGAAGAAGATAGAGAGAAACAAGCTAGAATAGATGCTGGACTAGAACCTGGCTGGAAACCTGATAAGGAGATTAAGGATGCTATTGAGAGATACAGAGAACTTCAAAATACAAGATCTTTAAAACTTCTTAATGCTTGTTACAAAACTGTAGACCAATTGACAGAATTCTTTAACAACTTTACTACAGAAGATGTAGAAGAAGCAGGTAAAGTTATTACTGCTATTTCAAAAGTAGGAACTGTATTAGAAGGGCTCAGAAAACAAGAGGATCAAGTTAAAAAGGAAATGTCTGAAACTGTCTCAATAAGAGGTGGAGGAGAACTAGGATACGATGAGTTAAATAGAGATGCTTATATAAATGCTAACTAATACTAGATATTTCTCAGAAGCTGCTATTAACTACAAAAAGAATGGGGGTAAATACACTACTGCCCCCATTAATTCAAAGGATTGGGTTGAGTTCTGGAAACTACAAAGAGAAAGATGTTTAAAAGGTTATAGTGTAGGAGGTACGAAAATTACTGGAAGGCACTACTACTTCTTAAACTTTACTCGAATGGAAGTTGCTGTAAAAAGTAAGAAAGGAAGGTCCGGAGACGCTCCTATGGATTTTCCTAAATTTTTAGAAGTACAATATAACTGGTGGTGGGCAAAGGAAATAGCTAAGTCAGGTATAGAACAAGATGATTTTGAAAAACTAGGTTTAATATGGAAACCTAAACAATTAGATGGTGGGCACCATATATCATGTGCTAAAACTCGTGGATGTGGGTTTAGTTACATGGAAGCTGCTGATGGTACATACAATTACAATTTTATTCCAGATTCCAAATCTTTTTTCTTCGCTGCTAAAGACCCATATTTAGTAGGACTTGATGGTATCTTGTTAAAGTGCTGGAGAAATTTAAACTGGTTAAACCAGGAAACAGATGGTTATTGGAAGAAAAGTAGACAAGGTGCTGGTGCAGACACAGAGATGTCTAAAATTGCACAAGTATTAGTTAACGGGGAACCAAAAGGTTTTAAATCTAAAATAGGAGGTGTAATTATACCTTCACATGATCCAGATAAAGTACGTGGGGGAAGGGGGTTAAAACTATCTTTTGAAGAAGCAGGTTCTTTTGGTAATCTTAAAAAGACACTTCAGGTAGCAATTCCTTTGGTTGAACAAGGGGGAATTGTACGGGGTCAGATAAGTGTCTTTGGGACCGGTGGGGAAGAAGGACTTGATATAGAAGGTTTGGAATCAGTGTTTTATGAGCCGGAACAATGGAATATGGTCACATTTGATAATATTTGGGAGGAGGAAGGTACTAGTTCTGATATAGGATTCTTTGTCCCTTCTTTTGTGTGTACTGATGGATATATAGATGAAGATGGGAACCCTGACATAGATGAGGCTAAAGGATTTTGGAATACAGAACGTGCTTTAAAGAAGAAAGGGAAGGATTTCAAAAACCTTGACCGTATGATTGCAGAAAGACCTTTCACCCCAAGTGAGTGTTTTAAACGTATCCATAATAATGTATTTCAAAACGCAGCTTATTTTATAGGTGAACAAATAAATAATATACAGAATAATAAAGAAGTTCAAAGAAATATTCAACATGGATCATTATTGAAGACTAATGATGGTTATGAGTTTTTAATTAGAACAGATCTTAAACCAATTGATTATTATCCTCACAAGAACGATGATGAGTTAGAAGGTTGTTTTACTATTTACGAGCAGCCTCAAAGAGATGTAAATGGTCTTATCCCACAATTTCTTTATTATGGAGTTTGTGACCCTTTTGCTATTGATGATGCTATTGATAAGACTTCATTAGGAGTGTATTACATTATCAAACAACCTTCTTTTGATTACGGAGATGGTAATAAAATTGTAGCTAAGTATGTAGGTAGACCTAACTTTGTACAGAAGTTTTATGAAAAGGTTCTTTATCTTACTGAGTATTATAGAGCTACATGTCAATCAGAGATAGCCGGTGGGGGACAAGGACTCTTAGATTATTTTAAATCTCGAAATAAGTTACATTTATGTGAGTACGAACCTGACCATATTCTACATGGTAAGGAGATGGATAAGAATACTAGGAACAGATCTTTCTTTATGCGTATGCCTGAAGAGATTAAGAAGATAGGTTTATTGTATTTAGCTGAGTGGTTATGTCAAGAAAGAGGTACTACTGGAGATGGAAGAGCTGTGCTCAATGTACATAAGATTTATGATTTAGGTTTACTACAGGAACTAGCTAAGTTTAACCCAGATCCTAAGAAGAACTTTGACCGTATATCTGCTATGTTATTAGCTATGTATATGTTTAAAGAGAAAGAACACCTAGCTCTAAAGGAAACTAAGAAGTCTAAATCTGATTTCTTCTCTCGAAACCTATTCTCTAATGACCCTAGTAGAAACTCTCATCATACATTACTGATTTAATTTCTTACTTTTGTTTTAAAAATAGAATGGAATGAAAGATAATTCTGCAACTAAACCTATGCAACGGATTTCTTACTCTGAAAAGATTAAGAATAAGAATGAGTGGGGGAAGTTAAATATAGACTATTACTTAAAAGGTGCTAATTTTCACTCTGGTAATTCAACTAGTGATAATAAAGCTTTTATATATGAACTTCACAATAACATATTTCCTGAGAATTGGTCAAGGTATGTAACTAATCCTTTCAACTCAGCTAATCCTGTATATGAAAATCAACCGGCTCCAGTTAGACGAGTTAACATAGGAAGACCTGTAATTGAAAAGTTACTTGGAGAATATATCAAAAGACCTTTTAGTTGGTTTGTAGATAAAGTAGGAGAAGGTGGTTACAATAGTTACACAGAAAAACTAGATACACTTCTTACACAAAATCTTCAACAACACTTTATTAATTCCCTGGACCCTAATGTATTTCAACAATTACAAGCGGAGAAAAAGGAAGTTCCTTATCCAGATAAACTAAAACAGGAATTTGACACATCTTATCAAGATGCAGAAGCAATTGAAGCACAGAAAATGCTTACAATTCTTATGTCAGATCTTAGTTTTTTTGAGAAGTCAAGGGCTTTATGGAAAGACTTTGTATTTGCAGGAGAAGAGTATTCTTTTAAATATATACAAGATGATGAAATAGTTTATCAAAAGGTTTCTCCTTTGGATTTATATACAATCCCTTCTTACAATTCTCCTTACATTGAGGATGCTGACTTTGCAGTTATTCGGATGATAATGTCTCAAAGTGAGATAGTTGATAAGTTCTATTATGAGATAACAGAAAAAGAACTTGATTCGTTAGAATCACATAGTAACTCGTTTCAATTATCTAACTTCTTCAACCGCCTTAATAATAGTCCTAACTCTTTAGCTACAGATAAACTAGACATATACTATGTTTGTTGGAAGTCTCAAAAGCAAGTAGGATTCCTAAAATGGACTGATGAAACTGGACAAGAGTTTGAAGATTTAGTATCAGAAGGTTATACTCCAAATAAAGAACTAGGGGAAAAGGTTACTTGGAAATGGGTGTCTGAAGTATGGGAAGGTTATAAATTATCTAATGATATTTATCTCGGTATTAGACCAGTACCTTATCAACGTAATGAGCTTCATAATATCTCTAAGTGTAAGTTACCTGTAAATGGTAGACGTTATTCAGACACACATGCTCAGAATATTTCTATCTACGAGGTAATGGTGGAGTGGATTAAGCTTTATGTTATCTGTACTTATAGATTAGAAAGGATGATAATGAAGTCTAAAGACAAGATCCTCTTACTAGATAAAGCTGTTATACCTGACGAAGCTGAATGGGACGAGGATAAGTTCTTTTACTATGCGGACACACTTGGGTTTGCTCTTATTGATAGATCTAAAATTGGTGTAGATAGAAGTTTTAACCAATATACAGTACTTGATATGTCTCTATACCAACACATCAAAGAGATGATTGGTGTATTAGAATGGATCAAAAAGGAATGTTATGACACTATTGGTTTTTCTGAACAACGCCTTGGTGAAATAGCCACCTCTGCTACAGTTACAAATACAAATAACGCTATCTATGCTTCTTCAGTTATTACAGAAGATTTGTTTGTAAAGCATGAGGAGTTTATTCAGAGAGAACTTCAAGGTTTGTTAGATCTTTCGAGACTATGTTACATAGATGGTAAGAAGTCTTTGTTTTATTCAGATGATCGTAGAGTAGAACTTTTAAACATAAATCCAGAAGTAGCTTCTTATGAGGACCTAATGATTAAGGTAACTAACTCTTCTAAACAAATAGAGAAGTTAAACCAGATTAAACAGTCTCTACAAGCTATGGCTCAGAATGGAGCTAAAGGTTCTACATTAATTGAGATTATAGATTCTGAGAACGTTTCTAAAATGAAACAGGTTCTTAAGAATATAGAACGTATGGAACAGGAGCAGCTTGAGTCACAACAATTAAATGAACAAGAGCATGAAGCACAACTTCAACAAATGCAGACTGAAAACCAAAGATTGTTACAAGAGTTTGAACTTCTTAAATTAAATACCGAGTATGATAGAAAAGAACAGTTAGAATATATTCAAGGAGATTTAGACATGAACCTTGAACAAATCAAAATGTCTGGTCAAGTAAATCCTGATTCAAATGGGAATGGTATCTTAGATATTAACGAGGTACAAAAGAGAGCTATTGATAGAGAGAAAATCTTTGAAGATAGAAGAGATAGAACTAGTAAGGATACTATCAAACAAAAAGAACTATCTCTTAAAGAACAGGAACTTAAAATGAAAGATAGTCATGCTAAACTGAAAGCGGATACAGATAAATACAAAGCTGATGTTTCGCTGAGAATAGCTAAAGAAAAACAAAAACAAATCAGATAAATAATCACACACTATGGAAACGACATTACCAGATTGGTTAGCACCAGATGAGCAGGAACAACTTACAGATCCTGCTCTAGCAACACCTGCTCCAGAAGTACCAATAGTACCACCTATAGCAGAACCTGTTGCAGAAGAACCTAAGAAAAGAGGTAGACAACCTAAAGTAGTAGCAGAACCTACTCCTCCAGCACAGGAGTCTGAAGAAACAGGTGTAACTCTTGAACAAGCTCTTACTGATAAAGCTAAAGAGGTTGAGTCAGAAGATAACTTTTGGGAAGATGTATGGGCACTTACCGGTGACGAACTTCCTGTAGAGTTTAATGGAGTAGATCCTAACTCACCAGAAGGTGCTAAGATTGTACTTGAAACTTATTCTGAAAAAAGAGTTAATGATTTTGAAGAACAACTTAAAGCTAATTACCCTAAAGAGTATCAGGCTTTAATGATGAGATCTGAAGGTTTAGACCCTGCTAGTTTATACAAGCAAGAATCTTTAGACTATAGTTCTATTAAGATTGTTGACAATGTAGAAAATGAAGATGTTCAAAGACAAGTAATTAAAGCAGATCTTGAAGCACAAGGATTATCAGCTAAACGTATAGATGCTCTTATTAAGAATATTTATGATTCTGGAGAACTATATGAAGAGTCAAAAGAATCTTTAAACAGACTTAAGGAGATTCAAAAAGAAGAACTTGTTAAATATGAACAAGAGGTAGCTCAAAAGGAACAGATTAAAAAGGAAACCTTAGATAGTTTTAGCAAAGTAATTACTGCTAATATTACTAAAGGACAACTTGGAGACTTTGTTATCCCAGATAAGGATAAGCAACCTTTCTATAATTACTTAGCTAAACATGTACAATATACTAACGGAGAATTTGTAATGGCTGTACCTCTTACCAAGGAACCAACTGAGTTGATGAAACAACTTCAAACAGAATTCTTTAGGTATAAGCAAGGAAATCTTAGAGATATTATTGTAAAACAAGCTGTTACAGAAAACACTAAACGTCTTAAAAAGACAATTAAAGAAAGTTCTGGTATAGAAAGAGGTTCCCAAACTAAAGCTTCAGATGTGTCTTGGAAAGAGATGATGGGGATGGGTTAATTTAACAATTGATAGTTTTTAGGAAAATGAAAAGAAACACCTCACAAGTGTTTCTTTTTTACTTTTATGCTGAAATTAAATTTAAACTTCAGCACAATATGCAAGGATTTCCAATTCAGACACAACTCCAAGAGATGTTGTATGATCCTAAAACAGTTTTGGATGAACAAAACTGGTACAACCAGAGACATGGTACTCCAGATGAGTTGACCTCTAGGGTTGTTTATATGTTAGGAGATTACGGTAAAAATTACCCAATCTCAATGATGACATTCTCAGATATTATGGGAAAATCATCTCAACGTTCTGTAGAACTAGCAGATGTACAGTATGAGTATCCTATTATGGGACGTGATACTAAAGCTTCTGTAATTTCTTCAGATTGTACAAGTGCAGGTTCTGTAAACACAGCTAATGCAGGTATTGGATTTGGTAAATTCAAACTAAGATTTGCAGACAATTGGTTGAAACGTAGGTACTTAATTACTTCAGGTCTAGGTACACAAGCTGTTATCGAAGGAGATCCAGTTCAAATAGGTACAGGTGAGTATGAATATACTTGCCAATTGGCTCAAGGTTCAGAAGTTTCTTTCTGTCCTGATATTGATCTTACTGCTGGTTCTGCGTGGATTGCATTATTTGCACCGGTTCCTGAATCACAATCTCGTTCTACTGAGTCTACTATGGTAGCACCTGGTAAAGTGAAAAACCAAATGACTCATATCCGTAAAGGTATGTCATGGGCTGGTAACTCAGGTAATAAGATCATGAAAATGACTATCAAAACTGACAAAGGTGAGACTAGTCGTTGGATGGACTTGTTCATGTATCAATTTGAGAAAAACTGGTTGAATGAGTGTGAACACCTTTACTGGTACTCTCGTTACAACAGACAGTCTAATGGTACAATCGAACTTAAGGATGCAATGACTGGTAAAGGTATTGCTACTGGTGCAGGTTTACTTGAGCAAATCGGTAACTACTCTACATACACTCGTCTATCATTTGACGGTATGCAGAAGAAAATTGGTAATGCATTATTTGGTCAATCAGATACTGCTAATATGTCAATCACTCTTCATACAGGAACTGGTGGATTCAGAGAATTACAACGTATGTTGAAAGAAGCTGGTATCCAATTGTTAGGTTCACTTGGAGGAGGTTCTGCTCCAGCAGATCTATTTATCAATGGTTCTTCTTTAGGATATGACCTTAAGTTTGGAGGTTACTTTGATGGTTTCTACCATGTAGATGGTTATACTATCAAAATCAAAAAGAACCCAATCTTTGATATGGGACAAATTGCAATGGCTCAAGTAGCTGGTAAAGTGGTTCATCCAGAATCAGGTCTACCTCTTGAGTCTTATAGAATGGTATTCATTGACGATTCTACTTATGATGGTCAACCTAACCTTCAACATGTTACACTTAAAGGTCGTAGCTACCAAGAAGGTATTGTAACTGGTATGACTCCAACTCCAATTGGACTTGCTAAACTTACTGGTGTAAGTAATAGCTCTGGTATACAAGTGTTGAGTTCAGATGTAGATGAGTCTAGCTACCATCGTTTAAAGGTAGGTGGTGTACAATTACTTCGTTCTAACAAATGTTTCCACATGGAAAACGTTGCAGGATTGTAAGAATTTACATCTAAAAGGTAATTTTCATAGTGTGATTATTTACCACAAAGAAGGGGGCACTTGCTCCCTTTTTTGTTTTATATCTAAAAAATGTGAACTTTGCGAGATAAATAATCACACTTATGAGTAATTCAAAGATCATTAAAATTAAAAGGAGCTTCTCCTCTTATGGAGAACAGGAGAAAGTAATCGAAGAACTCCAAGGTAATTCATACAAATGTGTCACACCTGTCTATATGAGAGAAAGTCCTAAGTTAGCTGTAGATCTCTCTTATGAAGAAGAGGATCTTTTGTTACCTTATATAATTGACTGTGATGCAAATGACAGGGATTTTAGAAAGAAGGTAACAGCTTACTATCATGACATCTCAATTACTGTTCCTAAAGAAGGTGCTAATCTAGAAATAGGTCTAAAGTCATCTAACTTGGAACCAGTGTCAAAACAAAACCTTCCTATTAATATTGTAGACTATGTGAATTTTAAAGCTGTTTACAAAAACCCTAGACTTGCTAAATCTAAAGCACTGTCTATAGGAAATCCTCATGTTAGATATTATATTGAGGATTCAGAAAGTTCTCTAGCCCAAGAGAAAGAAATTGCTGAAAGTAAAGACCAAGCATTGCAGATCTATTTTGCGAATAAGAGTAATCAGAAGTTTATTGCTATGGCACTTGATCTTATGGTAGTTAACCATAAAGACAAGAATCCTATAGAGAGAGAACTTTTGTTCAGAAAACTAGCAGAGACTAAACCTGTGGAGTTTGTACGTATTACTACAGACAAAGACGCTCAACTTAAACACCTTATATCATTAGCTATCTCAGCCAATATCCTTAAGCGTGTTGGACAAGCTGTTGTTTGGGTAGAATCTGGTGAAACCCTTGGACATACTATTGATGAAGCAGTTCAATATATGAAAGACAAGGCTAATGCACCTAAAGTAAATGTTATTAAAACACAATTAAGAACTGAATAATGAAAACGGTCCTAGAAATACATATCGGAATTAGACAAGCTCTTCAGAAGATTTCTTCTAATCAAAAAAGAAACTTCTTACCTGAAGAGATTGACCTTGCATTTAACATTAATCAAGAGCGATATGTAAAATCTAAAGTGCAACGAACTAATCAAGCAGTGGGATTTGCACCGGACCAAAAATCATTAGATGATATTTCAGAACTTATTGTATCTAATTATAGAGGAAGGGTGGTTAAACAAGATTCTAAAACAGGTTACACCCCTCTTCCTCCTAATTACCTTTATCTTTTAGAGGATAAGAGTGAGATAATTACAAATTGTAGTTCAGATTTTAAATCTAACACAGAGTCTGTAACTGAACATATAGCATCTGTACAGTTTCCTTTATCTAGTAAGACTTCAGCATTTTATGATACGCTGAAACTTACTTTAAACGATCAAGTTATATTTGATAATTCTCTTTACTCTAAGACTTATAAATCTAAAGAGGAAAGGTTCTTTATCATTGAATTAATGAGGGAAGAGATAAATAGAACTAGTACATACAAAGTTTATTGGGAGACTTACAAAAACATTTACAGTCCACTTTCCTTTATTATTGTATCTTCTACTTCTTTCACAGGTTCCTTTGTAATAGATTCTTCGCAAACTGTTTCTGTTTCTTCAACTCCTTCTGCTATTACTTTAGTAAAAGACGTTTATGATCTTGAAGCTCCAAATATGTTAAGCAATAACGGAGCCACATTCGTTATGCAGAAAGATCCTTTTGCTAAATCTAACTTAGATTTTGTTACAAGCTACCTTTCAGGTAACAATTTATACGTAGTTTTCGATTCAACATTTATAGTAAGTAACGTAATTTCTAATTATGTTAGAAAACCTAGGCAAATTAACCTAGATTTGAATCGAATGTGTGAGCTAAAAGAACAAACACATCAGGAGCTTGTAGATCTTACTGCACAGTACTTGATGTTAGTTTCAGAAAATCCTACATATTCAACAAAACAATCAGATAACAAAATAAACGCAAATTAAGTATGGCACAAAACCGTTATTCAAAAACCCTCATTGGTCGTAACACTACAGTAATTGTAGCTGGTCAATGTGCGATCACAGCAGCATCTACACCGTATGCTACTTTTGTAAACAATGCAGTATCAGGATCACTTCCAGATGGTACTATTGGTATCTTCAATGAAGCTACAGGGTTAGCAATTACAACTGCTCTTCCAGCTAACACTAAATTCTTTGTAGCACAAGCTATCTCGAATTCTAAAGGTGGTTGGGATGTGAAGAAAACACCAACGTATCTTTACAATGCTTCTGAGATCTCTATTGCTCAACAAGTATATGTAGCTCCAGTTAAACCGGTTGCTTACATTGGTTTCAACGGTACTTCAGGGTCACTTAATTTAGGAACTATTACTCCTAACTACACTTACCTTGCTACTATCAATGATACTTCTCCAGCTAACCAACCTATTCCATCTTATGTTTATGATGAAGTAGCTAAAACTGGTTCAGATGCTTACTCTCTACTTGTTAACAGTTCAGGTGGTCTTGTAAACAAAATCAATGATTACGGAACAGGTAAAACTTCTTGGGCTAATCTTCAGAAGAACCCTAAGATTTACAAAGCATTTGTAACTTCAAATGGTACACCAACTGCTGCTGCTGCAACAACTAACTTTGCACTTGTTAATGGTTCACCTTTATTGACTTGTACAGGAGCTATTCCTACAGGTTGGGTAGTAGGGGACAGTATTGCAATTGCTTACGATCCTGCTACAGATTTAGTAGCTGCTGCTGCTGCTTCTGCTGCAAATGGTAATGTTTACAAGATTGTTGCTGTAAATGGTTTAGTAATTACATTAGATCAACCTTGGTTGGGTCTGACTACTGCTACTAACACTACTTTGAACAGATTTGCTAAACTAGCAAGTATTACAGAATATGGTATCAAAGTTACTACTACTGATTTCGATTCTACTTTCAGACTAAGTGTTTCTCAATATCTTGAGAATGCAACTATCACTTATGCTACTGATTGGAAAGTTGGTTCAGGTAGAGCTATTCAAGTTAAAGAACTTGAGGATGCAGGCAATATCTTCCAAGGTGTAACGACTGCTAATACTACATTTACTGAAGATTGGGGTAAACCAACTTCTTTGGTAGGTTTCAATAGAGGTTATAAAGCCTATAATATCACAGCTACTAAAACTGAACTTTCTGTTGCTAAACCAGTTTCAGATTGGACACATAAAAGCTACTGTATTATTCTTGCTGCTCATGATGGTACAGAGACTTTGACATCTCCTGCACCAGGTGTTTCTGCTGCTTCTGCTAGTCCAATTGTACAATTGACTACTATCTTAGCTGCTATTTAATCAAGACGTGATTAAGTAAGAAAAGGGAAGGGTTTAATTACTCTTCCCTTTTTTATTTTAAAGTTAGGAGAATAACTATCTTTGTATTATGGCAACTCTAAATCAAATAGTAACAATATTAGCAGAGAGATCTGGTAGACAATATGACCTTGTTTTTAAGAGAGAACTTAAAACAATTGTTCATTATTGGAGAGTTCAAATTCTTAAACAGACTATTCAAAAGAAAGCAAGTCAAGTATCTTACTTTCTAAATCCTATTGTAATTGAAATAGAACAAGTACCTGAGATTGAATGTCCTATTAAAGACGGATGTGTACTTAGGTCTAAAGAAAGATTACCTAAGACACTACGTACATCTACTGCACCTTTCTTTTATGTTGGGGACCCTAAGTTTAAAGGTTTAGGATTTAGTCACTCTCAATCATTTAATCTTGATTTTGTTAAACATTCTAGAAACCAACCTACTAATATTGTTAGGTATACATTTGTTGATGGATACATTTACCTATATGGTTTACCTTCATCACAAAGATATATTGGGGTACAAGATGTGTTTGAAAGCCCAGAGTTATTAAAAACTGTTAATTGTGAAACAGGTGAGATAACCAATTGTTACACAGATGATAATGAATATCCTTTAACTGAGGATTTAGTGCAACAACTTATTCAAGCAATATTAGCAACAGAGTTACGTATACAAGTCCAATCAGATACCAAAGAAGTTCCTTTAAATGTAGAGGTAAATGGAAGAAGTTAAAGTAAAAAGAAAATACGTAATAAAGAACAAAAGATATACTTACAAGGAAGTAGAAATCTATGAGGATTTTGTAACTTCTTTGTTAAAGGATAATGATAATTACTTTGCAGAATATTCTCATTGGGCAGATATAACTAGATCTGTATATTGTATTTCCCCTAAAGACTTACAAGAATTAAGAAGAACTCAAGAAGATTTATTCTTTGAACTCACTTCAAGAGCTGCATGGAGAAAGGGTAATATCCAAACTCCACATGTTATTAAAGGGGAGAGGATTAAATACCAAAGAAGTTTAGTAGACAAACTAGATGACGTAAACACCTTAATCCATGATTATAAGGAAGGTAAAAAGATAACTGAAAAGGTTATTGATTTTAAAACCTGGAAACTTATAATGAAGACTCTTAATAAGAAAATTCAAGATTCAATTATTACCCAAGGTAGTACTTACAAAATAAATGGATTAGGAAGTATTAGGTTGTTTATTATTGAAAGAACGTTTAATGCTAAAAATAACTATAAGTATAAGTTCTTTCCGGAGTATGATGACTATATCTTATTAAAGTGGGTAAAACCTAGTCCTCGTAAGAATATACAAATTAAAAATATTCAGGCATATAAGATGCGACCAGTTAAAGGTGCTCATAATGATAATTCATTTAATGAGAATATTCACAACACCATAAAACAAAGACCTGAGTTAAGAGGATTGTATCCTTACATAAGTAAGGAAAGTTATAAACAACTTAAAAACTATAAAACAAACTGACATGTTCTATAAAACAGTATCTATAAAAGAAGTTATAGGGAGGATTGTAAGAAACACAGGACTTAGTGATTCTACATGGGTTCCTGATATTTATGAGTGGATCTTTGAGCAGATGGAGACTTGTAGAGTTAGAACTGTCCTACAACCTAAATCAGAAAAGATTATGGTTAAGAATCATTTAGTAACATTTCCTTGTGATCTAGTAGTTCTTGATGCTGTAGCACTAGATTCATACAGACTAAAGAAATCTAAGACTTTACTTGATGTACCTAAAATAGAATCACAAGTTAATTCTAGAAACGCTTTTGTTATTACTGAGACTTCTTCTACAGTAACCACAACTAATACAGTTACAAATACAACTACTAAAGAGACAGAGTTTAAGTATAATGTAGACACACAAGCTCTTCCTTATTCTAATTCTGACTTTTATAAACTAGTTAATAATGGGATTCAATTGTCATTTACTGACAAAGAGGTAGTACTTTATTATCTAACTTATGAGACAGACGATGAGGGGATAATTAAGATCCCGGATAATGAAGCTCTCAAGAAAGCTATCTATTGGTATGTACTTACAATGATGATAGGTGCAGGTTATACACACCCAGTATTTAAATATGAGTATTGTAATCAAGAGTATACAACTTGGACTAGGAGAGCTATTAACGAACTTAGAGATTGGACTCCAGAAAGTTGTGCTAATTTTGAGAAGATGTGGGTGACTATGTTACCAGCAGATTCAGTTTATCATTCTACATTTGCTTTAAATAACTAAGATATGCAACCTTCTAAAGGTATAAACCAAGATATACATCCTAACGATTTACCAGAAGGATTCTACAGTTATGCTAAAAATATACTTTGCTCTCCTATAACTAATATTACTGAGAATGAACCCGGTTTTGATGAATCACTAATTAATACAAATCCTACTTATTTAGGGTTTCTTACCTCTGGTATGAGGGTTGTAGGAGTATTATCTACAACTAAGTTTGAAATCATTTGGTTGACAAACAACTTAAGATCTATAGTTGGGACTTATAATCAGGAAGCAGATACGTTTACTGTAGTCTATGATGACGATATTAAACCTAAACTAAACCTAAATAAAGCATATCCACTAAAAGCTGTTTGGAGAGAGAACTTCCTTGGGGAAATATATGTAGCCTGGACAGATAGACTTAACAAACCTAGAATTTTAAACATTCAAAAAGCAAGTTTAGTAGACGATGATAAGGATACTTTGTTATTTCCGGAGTTTACACAACCTGAAATTACTTTTGAAATTCAAAACTCAGGGACATTAACTGCCGGTACATATTACGGGTATGTACAATATGAAACTAATGATGGTAAATTTACAGACTATTCATTAGCTACATATCCTATATACATTTCTCCAGATTCACAGACAAATTCTATAGATGATTTTTATGGTAGTGCTACCACACAGACATCTAAAAGTATAAAGTTTATTGTATCTAATATAGATTTAGCATACGATAAACTAAACTTTGCTATACAAAGAATTAATAAAGGAACTAACGTAAAAGAATTTGTAATTATAGGTAGTAAGAACATTATAAACGAAACATCTATTGAGGTTATTTATACTGGGGGAGAAATAGCAGAGATACAGTCTCCAGATACTATCCTTGTTAAAGCACCTGCTTATACAAAAGCAGCTACTATAACTACTTTAAATTCACAACTATTTCTAGGTAACATTTCCTCTGTAGAAGATTTACCTATTCAGAAATATATAAACAACTGGAAAGTTAAATGGATTACTTCAGAGATTAACAACACTAATTTTGAAGATGTTCCTAAGTTTTCTACCCCTAAATCATTTGCTCATGATGAGGTATATGCTTTATATGCTGTAATCTTATTTAAGTCTGGTAAAATATCACAGGCATTTACTATCCCAGGAAGAGCTGTTTCGACCACAACAGTTGGTTCTAAAACATTTAATGAAAATGCTGTTATTAAAGCTACTGACAATTTACCTACAGAAGTAGGTTACATTGGAGACACTTCTTTTTTAACTGAAGACTTTAGTTTAAGTACAGGTAATGTTAAGTATTTCCAAACAAGAGACACATGTTCTTGGGATGGGTCTAAGGGTACAATGGGGTATTGGGAAAATGAAGTAGAAACATATCCTAATACTGATGATTTTGATGTGTACGATTCAACCGGAAAAATAGGTACTCTTAAAAATACTAAAGTTAGACACCATAAATTTCCCTCTAACTCTTTTATCAAGGACACTCTATACTCAGCAGATGACCAATACGGAGTATCTAAAATAGATAGGTTAGGTATTAAGTTAGAAGATGTTTATTTACCGGATGACATTCTAGCTAAAGTAGATAAAATAATTATTAGTAATGCTAAAAGAACATTTAGTAATTCATTAGTAGTCTGTCAAGATAAGACTTCTTTTATGGGAGCTATCCTTAATCAGGTAGATCAAGCACCTACAGATACTGATTATGATGATGAAGTAAAGGTTTTTGACCAATGGGGGACTTTACCTATTGCAGCTTCTATATCTAGAGTTTTTGGACTTAGTGGGGATAATCGAATTAGATCTTATACTCCTGTAAATATTGCGACTTTCCCACTAGATCCTGGGTATACATTTCCTAACTATTATAGATTAAAGTTACATAGTCCTGAAATACTAAATCTTAAACCAGGTTTAGGTAACTGTTATGTAAAATTAAATTACAAAACAGTAGAACAAATTTCTACTATATGGGAGGGGGGAGATTACACTTCAAGTAGCTCATTATACATGTCTCCTGGGTCTAAAGTAACTAGTAATATTTCAGATGCTAAAAAGATTATCAAGGTAAATAACTATACATACGTAGCTGAAAATGTAGTCAATGCTCCTTCTGGTACTAACACTCATACAGATTGTTTAAACTTTTCTGAAAATGGAGGTATAGTGGATATTAATAATAAGTTTGACTTCTCAGGTAGTGGAGATAATTTAGCTTTACAAACCATTGCTTTTTTAAATGATTTTCTAGGACCTAGAATTGTAACAGCATCTACAATTTCAAACAGCTATTACAACTTCAATCTTAATAAGTTTAACACTAATGTATACAGTTCATATCTTCAACAAGATTTAGTTTATGTAGATAGCTTTGAATATGCTGATCGTAACTCAGTTGAAGTGTTTAATGCGGATGTCTTTTTAGATAAATACAGCTATAACTCATTTACAGGGTTTCCTCCAGATGGTCCAGATGAAACACAAACTATTGTAACAGATAGTGATTTTACAATTAGGTCTAATCATGTTCACTTTATAGAAACTAGTTTAAACTCAGGGATGAGATATACTACTTATCCTGGAAATGTTTTCAACAGAAGAGGAGACACATCTTTCTTATTAGATGATAACATACTTTTAGGTGGAAACTTTGTAGCTATTAATCCAGATTTTAATCAAATCAATGAGACACTTAGCACAACTATCTTTGAGAATTCACTCCAGTCAACAAGTTCATTTCCTCATAGAATTGTAAGTTCCCTTCCGATAACTTCTGAATCTAAAATTCAACAGTGGACACAGTTCTTACCTTTAGATTATTATGAGATAGATAAATCAAAAGGAGCTATTGTAAATCTTCAAGGTATGGCAGATAAACTTCTTATCCATACAGAAAGGAGTTTATTTCAAACCAGAGATAAAGCAACTATGAGTACAGATGGGGGAGCTGTCAATCTTACTTCTGGAGAATTATTTGAATTTGATCCGGTGGAAGTAATGCCTACAACAAATGGTTACACAGGAACACAACACATGTTTTCTTGTAATCTATTTAGAGAAGGTTATTATTGGGTAGATGCTCAACAAGGTAAAGTATTTTGTTTCAATGGTCAGTCTACTAAAGAACTTAGTGAAGAAGGGTTGTATTATTTCTTTGCTAACAATCTAGGTAAGTTTGATGACTCTCCTCATAATGGAAATGGTATATCTATGGTAGAAGACATTAAACACAATAGAATATTAATGTCTTTTAAAACACCTCTCCATAATTTTACATGGTCTTACTCTAACATTCTTAATAAAGGTGGGTGGGTAAGCACTCATGACTATGTATTTGACTGCGCTTTCTCTACTCGAAATAATTTATTTTCTATAAAAGATGGTAAGTTATATAGACACAACTCCCTTACTAATAAAGGAAAGTATTATACTATAGACACAAAATCTTCGTATATAGATATTGTATTCAATCCTTATAACATATTAAGTCAGGATAATAAAACTGGTAAACGTGTATTTAGAGATGATGCTATTTATCTAAATACTATTTCCTGGAATACAGATGTAATTACAAATACATTATTATCAGAGTTGTATAAGACGTTTACACATATTACTGTGTGGAATCAGTACCAACATTCTTCTAGAATTACGTTAGATTATAATGATCTCTTGTTTACAAGTAACATAAACTCTCGTAATGCTGAAACTAATTGGTCTACTAACTCTTTCAGAGATCTTGTTAAAACCAAGTCACTTCCGTTTATACAAGATATTTTCAATAACTTTGGTGAAATATCTAGTAACATAGATCCTACAATACCTTGGTATGAACAGGAGAGGTTTAATAATAGATGGTTTATTGTGAGATTTGAACATGATAACACAACAAACAACAAGATATTAATGCATTCATTTGAAGTTAACAAAACAGACTCATATAGATGAAAACTATAAAATTATATAAGAAATTCAAGAAATATGAATATGGTACTCCTGATGTTGCAGAGGGACTTGAAGGAGGACTTACCGGTAAACAGAAGTTTTCCCAAGGAGTAGGGTATGCAAATGCTGGACTCCAGGTTGCTAACATGGGAATGCAAATGTTTGGGGACCAAGGAAATGAGTTTGGAGTAAAAGATGATGGTTCTGCAATTGCTGGAGGAGCTTTATCAGGTGCTGCTCAGGGAGCTTCTATGGGATCTGTTGCAGGACCTTGGGGATGTGTCTGTGCTGGAACTAAAGTAATCACAAATCTTGGAGAATTTAAGAATGTTGAAGATCTTAAACAAGAAGACGGTATTGTTGGATGGGATGGTAGTAAATATGTACAACAAGATATTGTAGGATTTCAACCTCCAGCTAAAAAAGAATGTTTAGAAATTGAGACTAGATTAGGTCATACCCTTCGTTGTAGTGCAGATCACCCTATTTACTCTAGTGGACAAGGCAGAGCACTTAGGTCTTATGTGGATGGTGTAAGAACTAGAATTAAACGGTATGAATATATTGATGCAGATAAACTTAAATTAGGAGATAATATAGGATTAATTAACGAAGTTCCTATTTGGGGGACTAAAGTAATGACAACTCCTTATTTGGTAGGGGCTTGTATTGGTGATGGTACTTATGGTAAAAACAAGGGAGTCCGATTATTTTCAGCAGATCCTGATACTTGGGATTATCTTGAGTTTAATGACTTAGCTTACCAAATAGATAAAAATCAATATAAAAACAATAACAAAGAGCTTAGATCATACAGATTAAAAGACAGTATTAAATTGTTTAAAGAATTAGGTATTTATGGACAAGTTAAGATAAACAAAAGATTACCTAATAATATACATCTTTATGATAAAGACTCTATCTGTAAGTTGATTGCAGGACTAATTGATACAGATGGGTATATATCGTTTGATTCTAAAAAACCGAAAAACGGAAAAATTGGATTTGGTCAGTCTAATATCGTCTTAATAAAACAAGTAAGAGAACAACTTATTAAATTAGGTATCCACTCTTCTTTGAAAACTATTAAAAAAACCAAAAAGTTTGTTCTTAATAAAGAATGTGATATTAAAGAAAGGTATGTATTATCAATAAAGGATAGATACTCAGTTATTAATTTTTATAATAATATTCAATTAAATATTTCATACAAAAAACAAAATTTAGAAAACTTTTATAATTACATAAAGGAACTTGGAGTTAAAGACCATAAAGAACATACTAATGTATGTGCAGATAAAGTCGCTAAAATTACATATATTGGTTTACAAGACATTTATAACTTAGAAGCTGCTGGTTCACATACATATATTGCTAATTTAATCATTACACATAATACTGCCATAGGAGCAGGGGTTGGTGGAATATATGGTGGGATAAAAGCTTACCAAGGAAATGAAGAAGCTAAAGCTAGACAAGAAGAATTTGAAAGTCAACAAAGACAACTTAGTATAAAAGAGTCTCAGAATAAATGGCAACAGACATTAGCTTCTGGGTTTAAACCTCAAGGAAATGAATTTGCTACTAAGTATGCTAAGTTTGGAGGTTTAGTAGAAATGAAAAACGGTGGTAATGTTCAACAACTTTCTAAAGATGCTGTAGAGTTTAAAGGTAACTCTCATGAAATGGGGGGAATTAAAGAACCTGTTGTAAATGGAAGAGTATTAGAAGGAGCTGAAGTTGAAGATGAAGAGACTATGCAAGGAAACTTTATTTTCTCAGAAGAACTAGGTTTTGCACAAAGACACAAACCTTTAGCTAAAATGCTAGGTAAATTAGAAAAGAAAGCTCAATCTAACCCTAATGATAAAGTAAATAATTCAACTATTGCTAGAGTTAATTCGAGAATAAATAGTTTGAAGAAAGAACAAGAAGAAACTAAAGAAGCTTTAGGGATTGAAAACGATTCAGAAGAAATGAAAAACGGAGGATTATACAAGAAAATGGCAGGAGGGGGTCCTTATGACTTTACTGTTAAAGGTGGTGTAGATAATTTTTTACAAAACTACTCTGACCAACAATACATGAACTCACATGGAGCTGGTTTAAAAGTAGATGGTAGAAGTGGTAGAATGACTGGTATGGCTAAAGCAACAGGTTATATGACACCTTTATCTAAAAAAGTAAACGCTAATAAATACGCTGTAACAGATCCTCAAGTTTTAGGAATAGAAAAAGAAAATATAGATGACACTACAATGATGTTACCAGAAGGTTCTACATCTAAAACATCTGTAAACTGGGGAAACCTAGCTTCTGGATTAGCTCCTTATGCTGGTGTAGCTGCTAATTATATGGTAAATGAACAAGCTAAAAAACTTAGATTACCTCAAGAGAAGTTAACTACACCTATTAGTTTACAAAGAGTTAATTATGATAATCAAAGAGCTGAAGCAGATATTCAAAGAGGTCAGTTGAATAAGATTACTAATAGAAACTTAACTAACTCTGCTGTAGCTTCTGCTGTAATGGCTCAGAATTTAGGTACTACTATTAGACAGAAGAATGCTATCAACGAGTCTGAAATGAATACTAATAGACTTATTGGTAATGAAGAAGTTGGTAAAAATAAATCTATTGAGCAGTTAAACAATAGAACTCAAGTAGATAATGAAGATAGATTCTATAATAGAGACAGAGACTATTTACAAAATAAAGGTCAAATAGCTACTAATTTATCTAGTATGTTACAGAAACAACGTGCAGATAGAATGAAGTATGATCTTGAAGATAGAAAAATTGATATTGTAGCAGATGCAGATGCTGGAAGAGGAGTCTTTGGAAGAACCGGTGAAGATGATCGGAAAAAAGCTAAAGACACTTATCGTGTTTTATCTTCTAAAAAATATGGAGGAAAATCATCTTTACGTAAGAAGATGAATTGTTAGTACGTTTAGAATTTTCTATTTTACCGTAAAGCTCATTACAAATTGTAGTGAGCTTTATTTTTAATATCTTTACAAAAAATACCATTATGCCATCACCACTTTCTTTTATAAAACTTAGAGATGCTGAGTATGTAGACCAGTTTGCTGGTTCAGTAGTACCTGAGTTAAAAGATGCTCAAAAAGTCCTTAATGAAAGGTATGATTTAGCTGAAGAGAATGATTCTAAAAGAGCTGCTGTTGCTAGAGAAATGATGCAAAATGTAGCTAAGAAAGATGAGGTTCAAGCAAGACTAGCTTATGAAAAAGCAATGGGTGACATTGAAGCTAATAAAGCTAGGGGTGATTACGAGAACATGTATGGTAAAACAGCTAACTCTGCTAGACAATTTAGTGTAAATGCTGCTAAGTTTATTAAGGAAAAGCAGTTAATGGATGCTGAGTGGAAAAGAGTTCAAGAATTAAAAGGTGTATCAGATAGTCAAAAACAAGAAATTTGGGATAATATCACAGCATTAAATAACAAACCTCTCACGTTTAATCCTGAAGACAATGTAGTTGAAGGAGAACATTTTAAATCTGTTAATATTGCTGATGATGTAGATAAAGCTAAACTGTTAGCAGGATATGGGTCATTAATGAAAGCAGATGTTGATGCAGGTAAAAGTGATAAATATGGATATTTTACACCTGATGGTAAAAGAGTAACTAGTAGTGATCCAAATGCTATTTTATTTAAAGTCTCAAACGGTAAAAGAGTAGAAAGAGTCACTGAGACTGATCTGGATCAAATGGGGAGAGATATTCTAAAAGCGGACCCGAAAGTAAGAGATGAAGCAGATAGATACCTTAGACAGAAAACAGGTCTTAAGTTTAAAGAAATTGATGAGAATCCTAATTTAACAGTATCTGAGAAACAAATTGCTAAAGATAATTTAGTAAATTCTGTTCAAAAAGATATGGAGGAAAATCAATATAAACCTGCAATAGAAGCTATTAAAAATATATTTGGTTACCACAACATAGCTAAAGAAAATAAAATTGATTTTGATGCCTTAGGGTTATTTGATTTAAAATCTAAAGCTGCTAGAGAACAAGTTGTACGTGATTTTTCGTCTGAAACATCCCCTAGTACACCTACTGTAAATCCTTATGCACCTAAAGTTTCAACAATAGATCCTAAAAATCCTCCTACAAATTTAGTTACAATAGGGAATTCCCCTATAGGTTCTAAAGAAGAACTTGCTAATGTGTTGATGACTAAAGGTGTAGAGATAAAAAGACCAATGACTGAAAGTCAAGCATTGGAGCTAGCTGATAGAGCATTAAATTTTAGCCTACATAACCAAGATGAATTTAACTCTACTACCAATAAATTAAAATTATATGGTGTAAATGTAAGGAAGTATAGTGAACAAGAGATAGAGAAAATTAAAACTAATGAAGCCAATGAAATGATGGCTAGTAATCTTAATTTTAACCTACCACAAGGACTTGTAGATAATGCAAATATGAACCCTGTAATGACTTTAAACGGGATGAGTGCTAAACAAGTACAAGATCTTTATAAAAAAGTAATACCAGCAATGGGGAAAATTAGTTTATCAGGACATATTGCGTCTCCTGATATGAACAAAAACATGTCAGATGTATTATATAGTCAGGCAGATCAAAGTAAATTTGAATTTCATGATGGTGACAAGGTTGTAGAATTTAATGGTCTTAATGAAGTAAGAGATTACATGGTTGAGAAGGGTTATAAAACAAATGCTGAGATGAAAGATTCTGATTTTCAACTTGTAAATAGAAGAACTTTAAGTACCAACGGGGAACATGGTGATTTCCAAGTAAAAATTAAGGGAGATAAAAAAGATTTATCACTATACACAAGAGGTGGCGATGGATTGACAAGGTATACAGCAGCAGTAAATGAAGTCGCTAAGAACTCTTTCTTGCAAGGTAAAGATACTTATACTCCGGATTCTCCAGGACAAATTGATATGGGGGGTATACCTACAGAATACTTTACAAAAACAGTTCCTAATAAGCATTTTGATAATAAAAAAGATCAAATACCTTTTATTACTGTTGTATACTCTAGACCATTAGGAGAAAATAGTTCTTTTGTAGCAAGACCTTTAATGAATTACAAAGAGTACCCAAGTTCAAAAGCAGGTAGTTTTTTAAATCTAGCAGAGAACATAGTATTTCAAAAATTGAGTAATACTCCTTTTGCAGGTACAAAGGGTTTAACTGAGAAAGAAGCAAAAAACACATTAGGTCTAGAAAATACAAATTTAGGAACTGAAACAGAAACTGGTTTAGAAGAATAACATGGCTAAGAAAGTAGTTAATACCCAAAAAATAGGTAACCTAGGAGAGTATGAAGGACTTATACTTCCTCAAACACAAGGAGATGTTAATGCTGGTCTTGGTGAATACACCCAGTTTTTTAAAAATGATTCCCAATATGATGAAGGTTTACTTTACAGTGTAGATCAAGATGAACATAGAGCTAAGAACCAAGGAATAGTTGACAAACTAGGTAATGGTTTAGCACATGGTCTAACTACTGCCGGTACAGCTTTTGTAGGAGGTACAGTAGGACTTGGAAATGGTTTACTAGATATGATGTCTGGTAAGTCATTTTATGATAATGCTACTTTCAAACTAATGGACGAAGTTAGTCAAGGTGTAAATGAAGCAACTCCTTTGTACCAAGATAAATCAGAAAAAGAGGGAGGGTTTACAGACTCTATTTTAACTAATGATGATTTCTGGATTGACGGGCTTTTTAATGGTTTAGGTTTTATAGCTGGAGGATATGGATCAGGAGCTGTATTTGGAAAAGCAATGGGATCTGCGCTTAAAGCTGCTAAATTAGGACAAACAGCTAAAGTAACTGAAATAGCTGCTAAAGCTGGAATAGAAGACGTAAAAGGGTTTGCAGACAAGATAACAAGCTTTGCACAAAAAGTACCTAATATAACTGCTGCTACTACAGGTAGAATATATGAATCTACAGTAGAAGCTAATCAAGTTTATGACTCTTTAAAAGAAAAAATAGCTAATGGAGAGATTTCTGAAGAGGACGCTAAACAAGCTAGAAATGCAGTGTTTGCTTCCAACATGGCTCTAGGGATAGTTGATTACTTTCAATATGCTAAATTCCTAGATAACTTTAGTAACCACAGATCTTCTTTAAATAAAATAGTTAAGAGTGCTTCAGGTGAATTTATACAAGAAGCTCCCTCACAAGGATTTAAAGCTGGTGTAAGAGAGTTTGCTAAAGACTCTAAAGATGTGTTAGCTTCAATGGTTTCTGAAGGAGGAGAAGAAGGTGCTCAACATATCATTTCTAAAACAGGAGAAACTGGTGACTTTTCAGCAGATAACTTTATGGACTCAGCACTTCAAGCTATGTCTGACCCACAGTTCTATGGAGCTATGTTGTCTGGTAGCTTAGTTGGGGGTGTAATGGGTGTACCAAATGAGTTTGGTAAAGCAAGCAAACAAAATAAATATACAGATGATGTAGTTAAATTACTTAACGACCACACTGATAATAAAGGAAATCAAATACTAGATGCTAAAGCTAAATTAAATAGCTATTATACTATTGAAAAAGCTAAGAATGATCTTCAGGAAAAGATGTCAAATCCTAATATTTCTCAAGAAGAAATAGGTGTTTTACATGACCAATATAGAACTTTAGAGCATACACAACTTACAAACTTTGTTCAGGCTGCTGTTGAGTCTAAAACCATAGATGATAAACTAGAAGAGTTAGATTTACTAGCTAAAGAAAATTCTGATGAGTTAGCTGCACAAGCAGGTGTAACAGAGCCTAAAATTAAGAATGGTGTACCTCAAAATACAGCTACTCAATTAAGAGAAAAGATTCAAAAGATTAAAGATTACAGACAGACTTACGAAAATCTTCAACATACTTACCCTAATGTAGATGTGCCTACACTAGGTAATATGTTTAAAGCACAAACAGAGTTTGATTTTGCTGAAAAGAAATTAGGTATTGTAAACTCTAAGTTGTCAGAAGCTAATGGTAAACTAGCTAGAATTCAAGCTGAAGAAATAGGTGGTACACTTTCAAGTGAAAATGCTAAAGAACAATCTAAACTTCATCTTGAAACTATCAAGAATCTTCAAGCTGAAAAAGAATATTATGAGGATTTACAAACACAATCTGTAAAGAAATTTAATAGCCCTGTAACTAAACCTGTTGTAACTAAAGTAAAACCAGTTACTAAAAATACACCTGAACAGAATCAAAGATCTAAAGAAATACTAGAAGAGATAAGACAACCTAATTTAGTAGGGGATTTAGAAAATGTAGTTACAGAAAAAAAACCTGTGGAAAATCTATCTGTTAAAGATGGTATAGAAAGAAGAAGACAAGAAGAATTAAAAGATGAATTAGATAAAAAAGCTAAAGATATACCTGTAAAAAAAGAATACTATAAAGATACTAATGGAAATGATATTACAGTAACTACTTATAGAGCTGGTAATAAAACATTTACTTTTACTAAAAGTAATAATGTAGCTGCCGATAATTTTGAAGATTTAGATTTAGAAAGTATTACACCATATAAAACAGAAAATATTACAAGTAAGTTAGAAAATAAAATCAATGCTGAATATGATGCTGAATTAGCGTCCACCCAAGCCACCACGAGTCAGCCCCGCGCAGCGGATGAAAAACAAAAGGAAAATGACAAAAAAGGACTATCAGAAACAGCCATTAGTAACAATAACACAGGTACGCCCACCATTGATGGAGGTGGTGTGGAAGGCGAGAGTGTACGAGAGAAAACAAAAGTTACAGCAACAGACACAGCAAGCCTAATAAAAGAAGCCGTTGAAAACAACGCAAAAAAAGTAAGGGTTGTGTTCAAGAAAATAGAAGAATCTGATTTTCCTGAGTCAATACGCCAAACGGAATCGGTAAAATCAACTATCGGAACTCAAAAAGTATCTGAATTTGATGTTACTGAAGACTCGATGGATATTGTTGACTTGGTTAAAAACGGAAAGGACATCGAAAGTATTACTTACGTTACAGAACCAAGTAAAGCCCAAACAAAAGCGACTACCGAAGTAGCCATTAGTAACAATAACACAGGTACGCCCACCATTGATGGAGGTGTATTGGAAGGCGAGGTTGTATCGGAGGGTGAAACCGAAAAAATAATCAATGAGAGTAAGGAGCTTGAGTCTAAACACTCAGAGGCATTAGATAAATATGGAAGTCCAAAAAATGATGCGGAAGAAAAACAAGCAGCTAAAGAGATAGAGGCCATAAGGCAAAAAAGAAGAGATAGGGATAAGAAGTTATTTGAAAACAACAATCCTGATGAAGAATATGATGAAGTTCACGACGCTATACTTATAGCGGATGAAGGAACAACAGAAATGCCAAAAGGGTATTCTGCAACGGTAGTTGATAGTTATTACGAACCTGTTTTAGGAAGAAACCACACAATAACAGAAGTTACAACCCCGAAAGGAGATAAGTACTACATTGACGTAAATACATACAGAAGAAGGAATATTGGGGAAACCTACGGAAAACAGGACGCGTCCTCGGTTGCCACCGCGTCAGCCCTCCGCGTAGCGGCTGATAAAAGCAAAGTAGCACAAACAAAAGCGACTACCGAAGTAGCCGCTGATGAAAATCAAAATAAAACGGAATTGCCGCGCGACAACGGGGCAAAGGTAGCGAAAGAAAAAGTTAGCGCAATAGGTGAGAAGATAAAAGCAAAGCTCAAAGCCAAAGGCGCTGACGGAGTAACAAAAGCGGGTCTAGGAATAGATGAACTCGTGGATGCGGCAGTATCGCTTATTCATAAGGCTATTGATGCGGGCGTATCTATCAATGATGCGATAAAAACCCACATAACAGATAAGGATTGGTATAAAGGATTGAGCGATGATGATCGCGCGATAATTGACGAGGTAATTGCGGAGGATATGGGCGCTGCGTCAGCCCCCCGCGAAGCGGCTGAAAATGAGAAAGTTGAGTCGGTAAAAGAGGAAGAAGCAGAGAAAGAAAAACCACTACTAGCAACCGTCGCCCAAGCCTTTGTAAGTTCCAAAATGGAACAAGACAAAAAGGATCAACTTTTACAAGACGCAAGCCTACAACTCTCGACAATGAGTTTCGAGGAAATGAAGACAGCGGGAAAAGAAATTATTTCGGGATTTGACAGCGTAGAACAAGCCGTTGAAGAAGCGAGAAAACTCGGAGGCAATATTCCACTTGAACTCAAGTCGGTAATCTTCGGGGAGGGTATGAAGTACGCCCAAGAGCAGCAGGCAAAAGCGAAGGATCAGGCAGAGAAAGATAAATGGGCGGATTATGAAATTGATCTTGTAAGAGAAGTTGCGCTAACGGCTAGGTCAGCGGGTAGGTTCAACGCATTCATTAATGAGTTGTACGAACAAAGCCCGTACTCGATTGTGAGAGAAACCAAGAGGGATATTGAGGAAAAGAATAAACTTTTTGCGCCCGATGCCAAGCAGCAAGCAAAAGAAGTAAAGGATATTTTAGAGAATGAAGAAGATTTGGAAGCGAGTTTCGAGCAGGCACTAAATGAAGCCGTTGAAATATCGAATAAGGAAAGAGATAAGAAAATAGCCGAACTCGAAAAGAAACTTGCTCAGAGTCAGAAAGCACCGAATCAAAAAAACACAACAGCAAGACAGAGAAACTATCGTTACAGCGAAAGCGACAAGAAAAGGTTTTTAGACGGTATAAAAAACATCAAAACTAAAGCGGGTGGTCTAGTTATTTTAAATTCGGCAATATCCAATCCTAAGTTATGGAAGAATCTCGGAGGACTTGCAGGGTATTACATTGAGCGCGGTTACTACAAATTTGAAGACTTCTACAAAAAGCTAAAGAAGGATTTAGGTGGAGAATTTGAGGACAGCTACGGCGATTTGTACAACGAGGCGAAACAGGCAGCGATTGAATCGGGTGTTGATCCTAAAGAGTTCGATGGTGACGACGCTGTTCGTCAAATGGTAGAGGACAGATTGAGCGATGAAGAAGAACTTGCGAGACTAAAAAAGGAAAAAGAAGTAGCTGATTTGACCGCTGAATTTGGAAAGGCGCTAAGCAAGCAATTGCCTGATTTGTCATTAAGGGCAAGTAAGGAACAAAAGGTTCGTGAAATAGCTGAAAAGCTAGATGATATTTATGGCGGCACGGCGTTTAGCGACATCGCAGATGACTACTTTAATATTTCAAAAGAAGAAAAGGAGCAAAGAGAATACGAGAAAAACGTCAAGGCGTTTACATCCTTAGTTTCAGAGGGTAAAAAACAAGTTGAGAAGGACGAACGAACAAGGGAGCAGAAAATAAGGGATAGGGCAAAAGCACTTGACGGCGACAAGGGAACTGTATTTTCGGACATAGCCGAAAAGTATATTACTCAAAAAGAAGTTGAAGCCGCTAATGAAAAAGCAAAATCGGAAATTGAATCCAAGAAGAAAGCGTTCATTAAGCAAATTAGCGAAAAAGAATCAACTCAAAATCTTGCTGACCCTAGAACTCGCGAACAAAAAATAAAGCAGAAGGCGAAAGAACTTGATGCTGAATTTGGCGGCTCAACATATACGGATATTGCTAATGAGTATTTGTCAAACGAGGCAAATAAAAAGGCTATTGAGAAGCAAAAAGCAGAAATTGAATCCAAGAAGAAAGCGTTACTAAAACAGATGGAGCAGTCGCTTCCTGTCAACAACAACGATAAGCGCACCCGTGGAGAAAAGATGCTTGACACGGCAGCGGAACTTGATGCTGAGTTTGGCGGAACAGATTATGTAGACGCGGTTAATGACTACCTCGGAATAAAGAAAATTGATGCAGCGACCAAAAAAGCAAAAGCAGAACTTGAGGCCAAAAAGAAAGCCTTTGCTAAAAAACTTAGTGAAAGCATACCAAGTCAAAACCTTGCTGACCCAAGAAGCAGAAACCAAAAGCTGATTGACGACGCGAAAGAGTTAGACTCTCAGGTTGGTGGAAATCAATACGAACGTCAGGCACGGGCGTACATTGACTCAGCGAAACCAATGGCTCAAATAATCAAAGAAGGATTAATTGAAGCGGGTTATTTCAAAGAAGTCAACGGCAAAAAACAAGTTGATTGGAAGAAAGTTACAACTGCGGGTAAAACGACTCAGGAAGTAGTTGACGCGGTTAAGGCTCACGTAGAAAAGACAATGCCTAATTCAAGGCTTGGTGCGTTGCTTCCTATCATTATGAAGCAAGTAGACACTATTGTTTCCGAGAAAAAAGCAGCAGCAGTCAAGGCTAAAATCAATCAGATTACCCGTTACAGAGCGAGAAGGATAACGAATATCTTCCGAAGAAACACAAGGATTGAAAACCTTGTCGAGATATGGAAACAAGGCGGGTTGTCCGAGAAGGCAATCCTTGAAAAACTCGGAGAAGATTTTGGATTTACGCAGTTCACCGATGAAAACGAGAAGTGGATAGAGAATAAGATTAAAGAAATTGACGCCGCACCGCAGGGTGCAGAAAAGGAACTTTTAGAGGAACAGTTACACGCATACCTTGAAGACCTCGGTGCGCCAATGATTTCGATGAAGCGTATTCTCGAAAGGAATAAGGCTAGGCTTCTATCAGGTTTTGTGACTTCGTCACAGAACATGACGGGTTCATTCGATGCAATGGCGATGGTGACTTACAAAACACTCGTAAATCAGTTAAGCACGAAAGGACTTGGCGACAAAGAGATTATCAAGATAGCGAAAAACGCGCACTCGAAAGCACTTGCGACATACTTAGACGTACTCGTGAATGGAGGCGTGGATATGGGGGTTGCATTAAGCGAGGTGACAAACTCGAAAGAAGGTTCGCCTCGTGTTCGTTATATGGAGAACGAGCGCAAGAAAATATTCCAACCAGTCATAAAAACCATTCTTGGAAAAGATTTCAATGTTAATCCTTTAAATTGGGAAAAATACCCTCAAAGGTTCATGGCGGCGGCAGATACCTTCAACCAAGTAATGCTGCAAGAGGTTCAATCGTACACATTCATCAAGAATGATTTGATGAAAAAGAACCCGAACATGAGTGCGAAAGAGGCTTCTCGTAAGGCTTATGAGATTTCAAATAGCGTGAGTATTTCGGACGCGATGAAGGCGGTTGCGGCGGAGTTCAAAGAGCGTGGTATTCCGTTAACAGAAGCGGTTCGTGGCGGCGGCGCACACTCTAGGTTCATGCGTAGAGTACATGAATACATTGAGCAGAACCGTCCAAAAGAAGCCGCGATTTCAGCACAGAAGTTTGGTAACAGATACACTTACAAGCACGTAGAGGGAATATCACTAGCTAGTCCTGCTGTATGGGTAGTGAAAAACATTAAAGCTATTGGAAGTAGAGTCGGTAACGATTTAAGACGAAGAGGAAAAAAAGATAATATTGCCGAGATATATTCAGCGGGTGATATTTTCGAGAACTCGTGGAACTTCTTTTTTGACAACACAATTCCATTCGTTGCGGGTGTAGCCAATATTATCGAGAAAGGCATGGAGTGGACGACCTACGGATACGCCAAAGCAGGACTTTATGCGGGATATGGCGCATACAAAAAACTGAGCGGAGATAAAGAAACCGAATACGATTTCGAAAGGGCAGGTGAATACGCATTTAGAGCAGCGGTTGGTCAACTCGTTATGATGCTTCTGATGTCTATGATTGACGATGACGACGAAGGCAATAAAGCTATTTTTGGATCAGGAAGCGAGGATATAGGCAAGAAAATGAATATGTCAAACAAGCGCCCTGAGAACACGGTGGTTATTAACGGCCACAAAATTCCGATGAACGCTTTTGGCCCGTGGGCGTTTATGCTTAGAAAACGTGGATATGAACTAGACATGAAGCGTTACGAGGAGAACAAAGCAGGAATGAACCTTGCTTTCCTTGCCGCGATGTACGGTGATACCTACCTTGAAACGACAGCAAAAGTGGTGGATAACATTAAAGGAGCATTAACGAAAGAAGATGATAAAGCTGAGCAGTATGGAATGAGAATGGCATCTGAAATACTCACAAGAACCTTCCTTCCGTTCACTAACACAATGCGTCAAGCCGAGCAGATAGTTGATCCTGCGGCAAAGAAACCGCTTACTTTTATGAACCACCTTGAAAAACAATCGGGGATTTTGTTCGGATGGGTGAACGGTTCTCCAAAGGCGGTTGATTTCATGGGAAGAGAGTACGACACGGGCGATATGTACACGGGTGGCGCGGATGGATTCAGAAAAATGGCTCAAAAGGCTAAACCAATCAGCGAAGGAGAAAAACTTGTGTTGAAGTACAATCCTGCAATAACAAGACTTTCTCAGAACGAAGCAGACTTGCAACTTCCTGATGAGAACTATGTTTACCGTCCAATCGGTGCTTCGGATTATTTCGAGGTTACTTCCAACTCGGCAAAGAAGTTTGGAACTTTGGTTGAGTTTTGGGCAAAAACAAACCCTGAGCAGACTACCATTCCTGATAAAACTGAATTTACAGCAACGCGGGAAGCGGATTATGCTAAGGAAGCAAGACGACAAATCAAAGCAGGGGGCGGTGATCCAAACGATGAGGAGCTTGTAAAATCTACGGCAAACAAGTTGTTTAACGAGGATAAGATGGCTGAAACGCTGAAAAAAGATATTACTGAACTGAACTCTTTTGCTAAAAACGCGGCTATTGAGGAGTATTACTTATCGAGAAATATGACTGTTCCTGCGGATAAAGTTGGTTCAATAAGGGAATACGATCTAATAAAAAACAGATTGGAAGTGGGGTTGAAATTAAAAAAGTAACAAGGTTATATTTTACACAATGACAATTCATTTTTGTAAGATTACATAGAATTTTTTTTATATGTTTGCAAGACACATTTTACACACATAAAAATGGCGAAAATCAATTTAGTAAACGGGCAGGACATAGTAG